CTCACCGCGCAAGACATCGCCAAGATTGTCGCATTCGGCGAGCGCTACATCACATGGAGCGGCTCTGAGACATGGGTCTCCGCCGAGGCAGTCGCAGACATGGTGGCTACGTTCTGCACCGAAGAAGGCGAAGAGCGCAGCGAGCTGCTCAAGATGCTTCTAGGCAGCGTAGACATCTACGCCCCCACAAGAGACGAGGCTTTCAAGTCAATAGTCAACGACGCCCGCGACATCTTGACCGATTGGGGCAGCAAGAAGCTGTATACTTGCCTCACCAAGAAGATTGAAGGCACCGAAGAGCGCCACATCAATCTCGACCGCCTCGAGGCAGCGCTCGGCATCGAGCTCGGCGATACGGTCCGCGAGCGATTGAGCTACGTCACGGCATGCAAGGACGATGATGGAGATTGGCGCTTCGACTCTGCGACAGGTCGCAGCTACCGCGACACTGCAACCATCGGCATCCTGACCGAAGTTCGCGACGCTGTGCAGTTCTTCCCCACCATGCTCAAGCACGTCATCGACTACGCCAAGCAGGGGTACAGCAACTTCGAAGAAATCGCCGAGGAATCGTACTCAATCAAGCTCGACCGCTGGACGCAGAGCGACGAGGACGACATCAAGCGAGCGCTCGCCGATGCGAACGTAACTCCCGACCGCTACACCGCGTACTACACCAAGCACGGCGACTTTAGCCACGGCGTTAGCGAAGACGTTGCCGACCGTTGGGACTTCGCCTATAGTCTCGCCGAGTTCGACACCAAGGCAGCGGCTCAAGAGTTCGCGCAGTCAGGCAATAAGAACTTTCGATTCGAGAAGAAGCGGCAGAACCTCGCCGTGCAAATCGAGGACACAGTTCAGCGCCTCGCCGACTTGCAGGCAGAGCTCGCAGAGCTTCTCGACTAAACACCATAAGGGTAGACGGTCCCCGCTGCAGTTCGACTCTGCAGTACCCTCCAAAAATGGCTTACGGCTCCGTACCTTCCTCGGTGGACGCATCGAAGAACTGGGGGGACGGCTGCCGGGTTCGAGTCCCGGGTAAGTCACTAATCAATCCAAAAAAACATGGAACAATTTCAAGACCTTTTGACGGCTATTGCTGTCATCGTAACCTTCGGCTCCTCGGCCATCATAGTAGAGACCGTTATTTCAATCATCAAATCCTTTAAGTCATGAGCGAACAAAAGAACATCACTAAGATTCAGAACCTCCTCACCAACTGTCTCGACTGTGCAGGCATCGAACCCAGCCAAACCTTTGCACCTCCATTCATCAAGAGATGTGCACTAAACAGCTACCTCGTAGACTTGACCATCGAAGACTACGACGAGGAGCAACTAGCTTACTTCGTTGGCTTCCTAGCCCAAACGATTGGCATGAAGAATGTTTGGCTAGACACATATCCCAGCAGCGGAAAGGTCTGCTTCGAACTCATATTTCCCATTGAAAAACTTTAACATTAATTCCCCTGCACCATGAAAAAGAATATAAAAGAAATCGCCGTGAAGCAAATCGCTCAAGTTGAGAGACTGTTGGACGTGGTTGGCATAGACCAAGCAGACAGAACCGAACCAGTATGGCAAGAATATGACGGCAACCTCTACATCAGGTTCAGGGTGTATGACACCACTCTGGAAATGCGGACAGTCCTGTGGGGCTTGGTCGCCCTAATCGCCATAGGAATAGAGACGACGGTAGCCAAGAGTACTAATAAGTATAGAGGCTTTGTTGAATATGAAATCAAAATCCCAATCGAATCATGACATTTATAATTGACTCAAGAATCCCAAACGAGGTCGTGGAATTAGCCAACGAGCTTATCGAAGACGAGTTGTTTACACGCGAAGAATTCTACGAGTTCAACAGCTCCGAGACTGTAGGTCCTCCCTCGCGAGTGACGTACTCCATAGAGTTCCGTGGTGACAGCTACATCTTGCTTGCACATGAAGAATGGAACGACGAGGTGCTCGGTAAGATTACCTCAGAACGACCAATGTATAACCTTTCAGATTTTTACAATGAATAACCCAAAAACCCAAGTAGGCGGAAGCCACTACAACAATATGAAGATTCAGCCCGTGACCTTTATCATGGAGAACAACCTTAGCTATGCCCAAGGCAATGTTATCAAATACGTGTGCAGGTATATGGACAAGGACAAGATTCAAGACCTACGCAAGGCCAAGCACTATATCGACTTCATGATTGAGGAGCTAGAGCAGAGGGCAAAGGACAACCTAAAAAGAAAGCTTAAATGACAGAGTACGACAAGAACGAGTTAGCGTTCCTCGCAAGCCGCAACGAGCTCGAGCGCAAGTTTCACGAGATACGCGAATTCCTGCAAACCACGTCGCCCGACAAGATTGGCAAGAATCGCTATCAAAATTTATTCACCATAGCCGGTCTCGGTCTCACTCTTATCCTAGAGAACAAGCTCATGTTCGACGAGATTGAGAAACTGCGCAAGCAAGCGCGTAGGAGCGACACCGAGAACCTCGAGCTACTAAAACAAATCAATGCCCTCCAAGCAAGAATTAATGGCCAAATGGCCGAAGACAATGCCCAAGTGGAATGATAAGTACCCATGCCCGAAAGAAATCACGCTCTACCTCAGCGCGGTAGCTATGCGGCAAATCAAGAAGGACTTTCCAATTCCTAAATTCCCCAACTTCAAACAAATCTTTAAAGAATATAACGATGCCCAAACTAAATGAACTCATGGGACAGAACGAACGCCTCAGCGGCGGTATCCTGTTCAACTTCGACGTACACCTCGAAGACCAAGACGCAGAGCGAGAACAAGAACTCTACTCCGAGTTGATGAACCTGTTCGGCAAGCAGCTAGCTGCCATTGAGCACATGCTGCCCAAAGGGGTGACGCTTGGTGTACTTCACATGGAAGATGTCGACACCTATGTAGAGGACGACTACGACCGCCTCGGAGACAAAGACGCTAACCTTTAAACAAAGAATCATGACAGAATTCGAATACAACGAAGCCGAGGTAAAAGACTACCACGACTATCAAGACAACAGGGAACAGGCAAAACGCCTGCTTGCCAATCTCAAAGCAAGAGAATCCAAGGGCATGGGCACCACCAAGATTTTTTGGAAGGACGGACAGCCAACCCTCGTAGAGTGTAGCTCACGACTGTACTGGGAGAGCCAGCTCAAGAAGCGCGGCTTTGTTGGTCGTCCCGAATATCCTGCTCTACCAGCCACCCAGTCTTACCCCCGTAAACCAGCTACATGGGAGGCTAAACTTGAAGCTAAGAATAGACGAACCTATACACTTGAAGAGACGCAAACCATGAACTTCAAGACTAGCGGTCACCTCCCTGCACACTACTACATGGACGAGAGTGTATTGGAGGCTTATGTAGAATCCTTAACAAAAGAAAAATGAACAACGAAAGACTGATGGTACTCACGGTTAGCTATGAAGACGTAGTCAAACCCTTAGAGCAATCGAAAAGCAACAGCGTGCAATCGGCAGAGGTGAAGAGCATCCTCGACGTCATCGAGGCGACGCTGCTCGACAAGGACTCGTCTGCATGTTTCTTCAACGTGGAGTACGAGCAAGACCAACACTTCCGAAGCGGAGTATGCGACATCTATGACGTCGCCAAGAATGACATTGTATTAATCAACATCTGTTACACATGAGCGAAGAAGACAAAGAAGAATACATGAAGGACCTATGGTCTGACGTGCTGAAGTGGGAAGCTATTCAGCTAGAGCGAGAACTCACCCCAATCGAAAAAATCATAGTAATCTCCAAGTGCAGCGAGTTTGACTGCAAGGTCAACCTTGGCTGGCCCGACCCAAGCCTTGAAGAAATGTAAGAAAATGTTTGGAATTGTCAGAAATAACCCTTATAATAAAAATACGTCACCACTAAAAAACATGCCATGTAATGGACAACAATGAAACCCAGCTCGGCGCACTCGCTATAATGTGCGTAACTCTTATAGCTATCGCGGTACTGACCGTGTTTGCTTATTTAAATTAATCCTCAAAACCCTTAAAAATGAATGCAGATGAAAAGGCTAGGTTCAAACAGTTGGCCGAACAATACTCGCTGGCACCAACCGATTTTTGGAAATCCCCACAGGGTTTCGTCATTATCTCGAGGCGAGGTATTGAAAAAATCCAAAGCGGCCTCGGTGCTACTATTAGCTACGACGTTGTACCTGAGTTCTCTGACCTCTCTATACCTCAGTATGTCATTAAGGCTACCGGTAAGATTCGTTCGAAGACTACAGGTACGCACCGCAGTAAGGATGGCGGACATGAATTTCCTGTATCACAAACGGTGGAACGTGTAGTCGAAACGTTCGGCGAAGCGAATCCCAAGAATTGCCGTGGAGGAGCTCAAGCATATATGGTGGCCATGAGCGAAAAACGCGCCATGGCACGCTGTATCCTTAAGCTCAGTGATTTTTACATGTTAAACGTCTTTTCGGAAGACGAGATTGATGAGTGATTGGGACGAACTTCTCAACGGTGAACCCGAGTTCAACCTGTGGCAAGAGCAGTCGTACCTGTTGTACTTGCTGTCTAACTCCACACTGAACGACTATGAACGTAGCGAGTTCACCGACAAGATTGTAGTCCCTGACCTCACAAGAGAGCAAGCACAAGAAATGGCTGAGTACCTTCGTATCAACCAGCTGCATTTCTCAAACATCAAGAACCCGAGTCAAAAATCAATCTCGGAGTTCATACGTCTCATCTCAAAAACCCCTAAAAAATGAATATCCCAAAAAGTGTATCCATCTCTATTGACCTCAACAAGATTGACGAGCAGTACATCATTCAAGGCAAGAACGGCGCAAGGTATGTTGACCTCAAGTTGGTAAACAGCCCCGACAACCAGTACGGAAGCGACTACTTCGTGTCGCAAGGCTTGCCCAAGAATGTTCGCGACCAAGTGAAGGCCTCTGGTGGAGAGTATCCTAAGACGCCAATCGTAGGGAACGGCAACGCTTGGCAAATCATGGAGGGAAAACTCAACTCCAACAAGAACAATTCTGTAGTGGAGACTACGTCGGAAGAACCAAACGACATGCCGTTCTAATGTTGTCGCCTATCGATGTTATGCTCAACTTGCGACACAAGTTTGAGGTTATACTCGACGTTGACAGTGGGGATGGGGCTTGCGCCCTGTCCCTGCTTGACAACGCTATCGAAGAAGCTAAGTCTACTATCGTCCGAAGCCAGACCCCTCCCGAGGTCTTGAGTTTCAATCAAGCCATCGAAACCATAGCCGAGGATTTCTTCTCGGAGATGTCGTTCGATGAGGTCCACGACCTCGCGGTGCAGATGTTGGAAGATAGGATAACACAACTAACACTACAACTACAGAATGCAAAAAATAATTCAACAGATTCAGAAGGTTGACACCGACGTGTGGGAAGCTCTAATCGGAGACCCCGAGAAGAGCATACCGTCCAAGACTCAACCTGCTGCCGTAGGTGCAGTAATCAACTGGGCCTCAAAGGAAGTGCAGTCGCCTATTATCCTGATTGGGCAAGAGGTGCACATCTGGAACGGCAAATACTACGAAAGGGGCTCCATTTACGACATACTTGAGTGTGCCCTGCGCACGCTGAACCTGCCCGTTGCAAGCGCAATCGACGCAGACTTTATTCGAAACGTAGAGAAGGCCCTTAGCGTAGCGTCAGACAGGTACGCTCTCGACATAGAGATGAACCCCAAGGGAATCAACTTCGAAGACGGCGTGCTGTTCATGAACCAGACCTCTGTGGAGTTCAAGCCCGGCCATAGCCATAAGAACGTCTTCACATACTGCCTGCCTTTTACCTACATGGGTGAGCGTCAGGAGTCGAAGGTCTGGTCTAAGTTCATCAAGCAAATCGTCCCCGACGAGGAGCTGCGAAACTACATCATGGCCTCGTTTGCCAACGCTATAGCTTGTGACCCAATGCGGGCTCAACGTATGCTGCTCCTGATGGGGGTGGGTGCGAGTGGTAAGTCCACGCTGATTGATGCTGTGGTATCCACTATTGGAAGCCGCAACGCCTGCAGGGTCGACGACCTTCGTAACCTTACCAAAGACGACAGCAGATACCGCATAGACCTCGCTAAGAACATCCTGTGCATCTGTGGTGACGCCTCGGGCAACATCGGCAACAAGGACGTGCTCAAGCAAATTATCTCTAAGGAGGAGATTAGCGGTCGACGATTGTACAAGGAGATTGAGTATTTCTATCCTCGGGCCAGCTTGCTGGTTGCATCGAATGAGATTGGGTTTACCCACGCTCTCGGTGACTCGGGCATCAGCCGGCGTATCGATATTATCCAGTTCAACAATCCCGTTGCTGAGAAAGACCGTGACCCATTCATCGGTGAAAAGCTCGCAGCACCAGCTGAGCAGAGAGAGATGATACTCGATATGATTGACGCCATTATAGACATGCAGAACAAGCATGGCAAAATGGTTCGCCCAGACTCCTTAGCTAAGGCGCTTACCGACTTAATGTACGACGGCGATTCATTCCTCGCGTTCATGGGTTGGTGTGGGCTTGAAGCCGACGGGGAGGTTGCAGAAGACCAGAACACCGAGTGGCTGCACCAGTCTGCTCTCCGCGATGCATACAACAGGTTTAGCGGCGAGTACGGTAACTCACCCCTAGGGATGAAAGGACTCAAAGGCAAGTGCCGTGTGCACGGTTGCTCAATGAAGTCCGCAAGCGGTCGGTCTCACAACTTCAAGTTCAGGGTCGTAGACAACGACTTGTTTAGTAAAAACTTTTACCTAAGAACAGAATGAAACTAGAACAACGATACCACAATGCTAGACTGCTAACGCTGAGCGAAGTGTGGCAGCTGGCTAGCGACCTCAAAGCTGAGTGCGTGGAGGCAAACTACCCACATAACAACTTGGCTGCGTGGTACTTGCGAAACAAATGCTACCTACCGTTCTCGTTGATTGCTGAGCTGTGCGACTACTCTAGCAGCGACAAGGCTTCTCGAGCAGTTCGGGACCTCTCTGAATCCTCTAGTCTCGTGTCAATGAGCGAGGACTACAAGGAGGTCGTTGAACTCTTCGACTGTTTGGCGGCAGAGTTTTACAACCTAGGGGGTAACTCTCTTCTTGAGAGGAGCCCTGAAGAGTTTCAAACCTGCATGCTTTTAGAAGCGTCGGAGTTTGTTGGGTACAAGGACAACCGCCGCAATGGCCAGTGGTTCGAGCCTACACCCAAGCAGTCGTCACTCGCCACCTATATGGAGATACGCCGTATGGAGGAGATGGGGTGCAGCTGCGAAGACATACTATCTAACTTTACATTCAAATCAAACAAATGAGTCTATATTCAGTTTTCATGGAGAGAATCCTCGAGCTGTTCGCCGAGGGCAAGTCCAAGGCAGAGATAGCTAGGATTCTTAAGAAAGAGTACGAACTACCTCAGTCGGAAGAAACTCTGCGTCGAGGAATATCGAACCAGCTAAGTTCGTTGCCGGAGGAGACAGACCACTCTGCCATTGAGGCCTTTGCCAAAAAGCATGGAATCAATGTCAGAGACATCTCGTCTTATTGGCTTAAGGATGATAGCGGTATAAGCGTTAACGTAAGAAACAACAAATATGAAACCACTTGGGAAGATGTGCGAGAGGAAATGCTTACAACTCTTGCATCTTACCGTCCAAACTTTGAATATGTACAGTATGACAAATGTGTCGACGGACACTGTTTGGTTCTTGACCCAGCAGATGTTCACATCGGCAAGCTCGCGGATTCATTCGAGACCGGTAGCGATTACGATTCACAGACTGCGGTTAAGCGTGTTAAGGAGGGCGTTCGTGGAATCCTGCAGAAAGCAAGCGGGTTCGAAGTAGAGCAGATTGTTTTTGTAGGGGGTAATGACATCTTGCACATCGACAGCCCTGCTAGGAAGACAACAAGCGGCACACCTCAGGATACCGACGGTATGTGGTTCCGCAACTTCAAGCTAGCCCAGAAGCTGTACATCGACCTCATCGGCAGCCTGCTCAAGATAGCCCCCGTGCACTTCGTGTTCAATCCTTCGAACCACGACTATACTCACGGGTTCTTTTTGTCCGACATGATTTGCACGTACTTCATGAATCACAAAGGCTTCACCTTTGATGCAGACTTGCAGCACAGGAAGTACTACATATATGGTGACAACCTCATCGGAACCACGCACGGCGACGGCGCAAAGAATCAGGACCTGCCGCTACTCATGGCTACTGAAGCCCCACAGGAGTGGGCTCGAACGAAGCACCGCTACATCTACACGCACCATGTGCACCACAAGATGAGCAAGGACTTCCAAGGTGTTACAGTGGAGAGCTTGCGCTCGCCTAGTGGCACTGATTCATGGCACCATAGAAACGGATACCAACATGCCCCCAAGGCCGTGGAGGGTTTTGTTCATCACCCCGTGCACGGCCAAGTTGCACGGATAACTCATAACTTTTAAGATGATAGAATTTAAATGTAAGGAATGCGACCACTTACAGACAAAGACAGATACTACTATAAAAATTATAGACGGAGAAGTCCGCATGACTGGAGATATTTGCGAGAAGTGCGGAGGAAGATGCGACCACGCAAACCCAAAGAAGGGAGTGCCCGGCATGTCTTTCACCGACTCAGGGACTGGAAAGAAGAAAGTATTATAAACAACAAAACAAAAGAAATGGAAACACAAATTAAAACACCGTGGGGCGAAGTCGGTTACCCCGTGTACAAGCGAACGTATTCGCGACCGACAGTAGACGGGAAGACAGAGGAGTGGCCCGAAACAGTCGAGCGCGTCATCGACGCCTGCCGAGACCAACTTAACGTGGGTTTCTCTCAATTCGAAGAGGGTGAGCTGCGAAAGATTATGCTTGGCCTCAAGGGAACTGTAGCTGGCCGATTCCTGTGGCAGCTCGGAACGAAGACGGTAGACAAGCTAGGACTCCCCTCTCTTCAGAACTGCGCGTTCGTGGTGGTGGACGACCCTATCCGTCCGTTTACTTGGGCGTTCGAGATGCTCATGCTCGGTTCGGGTGTGGGCTTTAACATCCAACGAGAAAACGTATATCAACTACCGAAAGTGAAGGCTCGCGTCAGTGTGGAGCGTCAGGATAAGAACGACGCAGACTTCATTGTGCCCGACAGTAGAGAAGGGTGGGTAGAACTCCTTAAGAAGACGCTGGAGGCATCCTTTGTTACTGGAGAAGGCTTTACCTATGCAGCGCACATGATACGCTCTAAGGGCTCTCCTATTAAAGGATTTGGCGGTACTGCATCTGGCCCCGACGACTTGGTTTGGGGGATTGGTGAGATTAACGCCATACTCAACAAGCGTGCAGGTCAGCGACTTAGCTCTGTAGACTGCCTCGACATCATGAATATCATCGGCAAGGTGGTTGTGGCTGGCAACGTGCGACGCTCTGCCCAGATAGCCCTAGGCGACCATGACGACATCGAGTACTTGCGAGCTAAGCGGTGGGACTTGGGCAACGTACCTAACTGGCGTGCCATGTCAAACAACTCAGTCATCTGCGAGGATACATCTCTACTTCCTAACGAGTTCTGGGAAGGCTATAAGGGCAACGGTGAGCCATACGGCCTCATCAACCTTGAGTCATCGCGACGCATGGGTCGGACCGGCGAAACCGAATACCCCGACCCAGACGTGCAGGGATACAACCCTTGTGCCGAACAGTCGCTTGCAAACTTCGAGACGTGCTGCCTTGCAGAGGTTTATCTCCCAAACATCGAGTCAGACTACGAGCTACGGCAAGTGCTCAAGTTCTTATATCGCATTAACAAGCACAGCCTTGCAATCAAGTGCGCCATCAAGGAGACCGAAGACATCGTGCACAAAAACATGCGCATGGGCATCGGCGTGACGGGTTACCTACAAGCCACCGAGACTCAGCGGTCTTGGCTGGAGGGTGCTTACGAATACATTCGAAACTATGACAAAGAATACTCTAAACTATACAACAGTCAAGCCATCTGGAACGCTTAGTCTACTTGCTGGCGTTACATCAGGAGCTCACCCAGCGTACAGCCAACACTACATTCGACGAATCCGAATGTCGTCTGATAGCAGCTTGGCCGCTACCGCCCGGAAGCAGGGGTATCCTGTGGAGTACGTGCTGAACTTTGACGGCACGGAGGACAAGTCAACGGTCGTTGTCAGCTTCCCGTGCAAGGTACCAGAGGGTACTAAGTTAGCTCAGGACATGACGGCTGTGGACCAGCTAGAAGTCATTAAGCGACTGCAAAAGGAGTGGTCAGACAACTCTGTGTCTGTCACCATCTACTACCGGAAGCACGAGCTTAACGACATCAGGAAGTGGCTCGACGACAACTACCACGACGTAAAGTCTGTGTCGTTCTTGCTACACAACGACCACGGCTTCGCACAGGCTCCGATGGAGGAGATTGACGAGCAGACCTACAAGCAGCTGGCTGCCAAGGTTACGCCAATCGAAAGCCTCGAGGCGCTCACCCTTGAGGACGTCGAGGTTGAGGACTGCGACACAGGTGCTTGCCCTGTACGATGAAGCACTTAGGACAGTGCTGGGTGTCTAGGCTTTATCACCTAGGAACCCTTTAAACGACAAAACCCCCTACCGCGCCACAAGGGTGCAGTAGGGGGTTTCTTTTTTCACCTCAAAAACCAACCACGGTTACAGTTTAGTTTTCTCGTAGCTTCTTCCAGCGAAGTAAGCTCCAAAGGCGGTCAGTGATAAAACTTCTAGCAAGGATATGTAGTCCTCCTTGACATCGAAGTTCAAGCTCTCGGTAGAGTCAACTATCACCAGTACTAGGTAAAGGCCTAGTAGGGTAATCAGTGACATAGGGCGTATCATACGAGTCAACTTGCTGCCTGATTCATTATCAGACACCCAGCGTGTAGTAATCGCCTCTTGAGCAATTCGCTCTGCCTCGAGCATGCTTTTGTAATAGTCTGGGTCGTTTTTCTGCTCATCAGAAAGCAGATTCTTCACCAGACCTAGGACTCCCTTGTCGGGAATCGAGTCCTTAAAAACCTCAAATACGTTCGGAGCCTTTTCCTTTAGCCACGCACCTATTCGCGTTTCCTTTATTGTCTTCTTCATTTAGCCATTCTTTTACGTCAAAACTTGGGCACGCCTTGGAGACTCCCGGCAAATCCCGGTGTCCGCACACGTACTTTATATCTGGGTACATGCGCATGAGCCTGTTAACTAGGCGATACAGCGAATCCTTTTGAGACTCTGTTCTATTGTCCTCGGGCTGCATCTCGCTATCCACACCACCAACGTAACACACACCTATGCTGGTCTTGTTGTATCCGTATGCATGACTCCCTGTCTTGTGAACGTCACGCCCTTCTTGAATCGAGCCGTTACGAAGGACGACGTAGTGATACCCTACGTCTGTCCATCCTCGTTCGTTTACATGCCAACCTCTTATGGTGTTTACACCTATGTTCATGGTAGGAGGCGTGGCTGAGCAGTGTATAACTATCCTGTCAACAAACCTCATGTCATGCCAGATTTTGCAAGTAAAATCTTAAGTTCTTGCACAGCGTCCATAAGGAGGTCTAACTTCTTGTCCATAGATTCTTCTTTCTTTTCTAGGTTTATGATTCTCGACTTGAGCACCATGACTTGTTGGTTAATTTTAACCCAAGCCCCTATGCCCCCACTAACCAGAATGACAAACTCTAGAATCATTCCCGTAGTTAATTGTTCAATCATGGCTTACCGTATTCGCCCACAGGCACATCAATAGTCACCTGTGTTCCGTTCGACTCTATATAAGTCATCTGCCGTGCTTCCGTAACGTCCCATGTTTGATACGTCGCGTAGTACACGCCGTCGATAAATTCGCATTCTTCGAGGCTTTCTTGGTCGTACATAAATACCATGTTCGGCACACGGCTGTCGACCCAGCCCTCAATGAAGTCCGTTTCTTGCGTAACGGCTACTCTGTATGTGTTCCCTCTAATCATTATCCTGCTGCTAATACTGCCGCTCGTTGGGCGGCTGTTGTTACTCCTGTTCTAACCTGATACCAGTTGCTGTTGACGGTTTGCCCAAAGACGTCTTTAAATTCCTGACTGTCTTCACCTCCAATCCAAAACGCGCCAGACTTAATGCCGATGCCTAAGTGCTCGGAAGTACTTCCATTCCAGTCTGCGCTATCGTAGTGAGTCCAGCCTGTTCCTGCGCTTGTCAACTGAAGTCCGCTTGAGCCAAGTTTTCGGTCTGTGGTACTGTTGTCTGGACGCAATCGCGAACTGGCCTCTCCGTTGAAGCGAAGGTATCCACTACTGTCGATGTGACAACCACCGTGGTAACTGTGGTTGCAAACCTTTGAGCAGACATAGTTTGTGCTACTACTAACAGCTAACAGCGGGCCATTCTGGTCTGACGTACTTGTAACTTGCGGGCCTGCAAATCCGTTGCTGTTGTTGCCTGTAAAGTATACGTCACCACTGCTGTTTCGTAACCACGTACAACGGTAACCCCCACTAGCTTCAACAATATTTGTCAGGCTGTTTTTCTCGCGTGTATACGTGGAAATGGTTGAGGTCGTCCCTTGACCTGTCATGTAGTCGTAACCATACCCGGTGCTGTATGCCTCTCCGCTGCTGTTAATAGCCCATGCATTACGATAGCCGTGATGAATCTTCACCCAATCTCCTGCGGTGTTAACTGTTATCCACGTACCCGTGCCGCTTGTCGAACCATCTCCACGCTGTCTGTAGCCTCCGTAACCGAGAAACATAATGTTGCCACCTTTAATCGCTCCGGCGGAGTTTTGGCCTGCACAAATGTCTGTCCAATCCGTGTCAGTCCCATATTGTCGCCAAGTTCCGTCAGTCGTAAAAGACGAGCTACTCATATAACTGGAACTTACTGACCAGTACCACAGTGTGCCGTCGCTTTTTAAAGCGTGGAACTGAAGGTACGAGCGCGTCGCTACGATTTTCGTAAACGAGTTTGTGGTGTACGGTGCGCCAATATTGAAAGCTTTTGTTACATCTGTATTCGCCCAAACTGTGGTTGAGCCATAAAACTGCACTCCGGTGTTGCTTACGGCGTTGGCCGTAATGCCAGTTCCCCCACTACCTTGCGTAGTGTAGAATCCATCGACATTATTAATGTCTGTTGTAGATACTCCTGAAATCTCTCCCATTATGAATCAATTTGTACCCAGTCCTGCGATGGGTTGAAATAAACAAAAACCTCCGAACCCTGTCCTGCGCCGACGTAGTATCCGACGATACGTGAATATTCGTTAGCAGTTGATGGCGCAGTTGCGCTAAAACTGCCCGAGGCACCAAGCCAGAGCGGTGAACCAGCTGAAGCTCCAGTGATTGAGTTGCCAACGTCCACCATGCCCTCGATGACTACATTATCTGAGCCGTCATAGAAACCTAACATCTTCTTGGCATTTGCGTTGTTTCTTGCTGCAAGAGCATCTCCGAATATGTCCACAATGCGATTTGACGTTGTGGTCATCGTCTTTTCGAACAACCTGTTTTGGTCGGCCTCGACCTCATCTGCAACGTATGGGTTTCGCGAATTACGAAGCGCAATCCCATTGCCTGTGCCATTTACAACCAACAACTGGTTAGCTGTATATGAGGCGGGTGCATCGCTCAGGTCTAAGAAGCTCGCCGCTGCTATTCGTGCATCTGCTTGCGTACTGAAATCACTAATAGTACTTGCAAGTTGAGTACCGGTATGGTTGGCTCGGTTTTTAAGGTTTGCATCCGTGTCGTTGGCCGTAGCCCCAGTTGCGATACCCGTAAGTTTCGTTCGCTCCGCACTGGTAATAATTTCGCCCGACCCCGCATCAGTGATGTCGTTAAGGTCTTCAGCACTTGCCGAAGCAATGCGCAAATCAGCCGCGTTTGCAAAGTCACTAATCGTGCTGGCAAGCTGCGTGCCTGTGTGATTGGCTCGATTCTTTAAGTTTGCATCGGTATCGTTTGCCGTAGCTCCAGCAGCAATTCCCGTGAGCTTTGTTCGCTCCGCAGATGTGATGATAGAGCCAGAACCCGCGCTAGTTACGTCAGAGAGGTCTGTGACGCTGGCGGCGGCTATTTGCCCGTCAGCATCAGCATCTGTATACAGTTCAGACGTAAGAGCCAATGTGCCCGTAGAGGTGGGCAGGTCGATTACAGTATCTGCGGCTGCTTGGTTTCGAACGGTTGCCAAATTGTTGGTGCCGCTTTCAATGCGTAAGCGAGTGCCTGTCTTTACGTCGAACAGAGCGTTGTTCGCCGTGGTGGTACCGTTAATCTCAACAGCCGTAAACGCCGTCTCACTGCCCGAGGCCCCAGCGGCCACTATAAAGTCAATCTCACCGGGAGAGGTCTCTGTCATCTTGACCTCTGTAACCCCGGTCTTGAGTCGGGCTGTCGTGCCCGTTAGCTCCATTTGAGAGTTAGTGTTAGCTCCGTCTGTCACAGTCGTGCTAGTGCCTTCTTTGAGTTCAGCGTATAAGGTCGTTAGTCGACCGTCGGTAATCCACTTACTTGTTGCGCTGTCCCAAGATATTACGTTGTTATCTTGAGGGCTTGAGGCGTTAACGTCACCTATATCATTAAGTGCGTTAACTGAACCTCCAGCCGTTCCGGGTTCAAAGTTGCCAGAGTTGGAGTCGTAAACCAATGCGTCCCCGTTGGCAAGCCCAGTGAGGTCCACGTCGGTTAAAACGCCTATACTTTGACCCGAAACGCTCTCAGTGTCCTCAACGTAGTTTACTACAGCGTAGCCCGGGTTTAATGCCGTGACATGGGTGCTCTGTACGTTCAGTATGTCTCCGCTCTCCAGAGCCATAGTGTCTGGAAGCAGTTGAGTCATATTTCCCGACGTGTGGCTAACCTCTCGTATTTGAGTGTTGGTACCTCCAGACTTGTGCAAAGACAGGGTCACTGTCGTATTGTTATAGTCGTCCGAAAAGTAGACGCCCTTCACCAGCGTCGTGCTAGCTACACCTCTGAGGGCTACTTCGTCGCTATTGGCTGTGTCGAGGGTTACCTGCGATATTTTATAACTGTTTGCCATTACTTTTCTAAAAAGGTTTGTAGTAATTCAATCTCATCCTTATCGAGACCTCCTGTTCCTCCAGTGTCGCTGGTTGCTTCGTCTTGAACGAAGTCAGAAAGGTCAGCCCCTGAAGGCTTCTCCATGTTTCCTACTGGAGGGTTTGGCCCTCGAGTTGAGTCGTTCTCAACTTCTGTCGTGGAGCCAATGTTTGCCTCTGCAGAGTAGTTTCTAAACCAAGCCTCAAACTCTTGACGGCCTTCATTTAGCGTGTAGCTTATTTCGTATGGGATTATAATTTTAGTAGTAGTGTCTAGCGTGTCTGTCACCAGTCTATTCCAAGGGAAGATAACCTGACTCACGTTGTCGTGCCCAGTGTCATACCCGTATATGCAGGCTCCATTAATCGTCTCCCGGACTCGTCCTCGCAAGTTCATGAAGTTGGTAGTCACGAGTTCAGACAAGGATTCCTTTTGGAAAGTCTGGTCGTAAGGCCTTTGAAACTTAAGGTTATCCTCTTGGTTGCTCGGAGAAACGTAGTCTGATGAAGTGAACCTGCCGTGCGTAGAGTTCCCTGTGTTGACAAAGCTGGCGCCTAGGCGTGTTCCATTAAGGTTCAACACCTGCTTACCCTGAGTTGTAGAAGGATACGCTACACACATCTGGTCGAACTCTTTGCTTCCGTCACCAAACATAATCTCAACACCGCTAAGCTCAAATCCTGTCAATGAGTTTGGCTTAGTCCCTTGGCCATCCGTCGCGGCGTCGCTGCTCTTCGTTCGGTAAGAGGGGGAGAAGTAGTTGTCACCCAATTCGCCGTCGGTTCCGTCACTGAGGTAGATAAGGTTTGGCCCAGTAAGCTGGTCCCATTCCTCGAGTACAGGACTCTGTATCTTTATCTTCTCTATTGTTCCAGAGGCAGAAGGCGTGTCATAAACATAGTCGTGTCGCCACACATAGTGGTTACGCTCGGGGTCTCTAGCCAGTATATTGTCAGCCGTTCCGCTGAGCTTTGTAAGCGGCGGCGTGTACGCCTCTAGGTTAGGGTAGTCTGTTTGCAGAAACTTAGACGCAACCCCTTCTTCTATTACGCTATTGTTTGCCCCTAATGGGATGTCTAGCCAAGCGTCAGAATATCGAGAGTCGGTGTCTTCCACCCACTCGTATGTACCCTGCCAGAACTTCGGAAAGTATTCGTTGTTTCCTGCACCAGTTATTGTAACGGAGTAGTCTTCTCCCTCACTGTCGTATGCTATCGTTCTTACGGGACGACTCAACCTGTACCAGTTGGAACCGTCGTATACCTCAAAGCGTTGCTTGTATATAGCCAAACTACCCCAAGTGGCTGGCTCCCCCGTGACATTCTTGTTTGTGTAAGATACGTTTCCAGATATGTGAATCCGAATCTGACCATCGTTGTTGCCGTTAGGTATCTGGAGGTCGGGGATTGACCTCTCTCTGTTTCGAGTGTCGAAGAGGCCGTCCCAGCTGTTGTCTCCATCGAAGAACGGGCCTTCATAAGCTACCTCGTCCCGGTCTGCAGCCGCGCTTCGGCTCTGACGAAACATATCCAGTAGCGGCTTGTCGAAGCCAGCGCCAGTTTCCCAGTTAGGTCTTTGCTTTGAATCGTGGTAACCTATGCCGTTTGCGTAGAGAAGGTCGGAACCAGCTCTTACATGCTTCTGGGTCACTGCTCTAACAGCGAAAGCAGCCTTTTTTGCGATACCTCGAAGAAAGTCGAATCGAGGCCTGTTCACGTACAGTGTGGAGCCCGCGTATACCGCAGCTCCCCTGTCGTAAAGGTTGGGATTGTAGGAGGCTGTGGACAGATTGGCGTAAGTGTCAAGGTCATTGTCTTGAGTCACGTTCCACTCAATCAGGTCGTATTCCTCGTCGTTGTCGCACATGAATTGCGCGGCCTTATCAAAGACATGCCACTTACCATCTGCAAAGCAAATAGTTGCACCCATGGCTGCCATAATGTCTTGCACCACGAGCTTAGAGTTCGTGAAGGTGTCTGGGTTGAACTTATCCATAGACATAAACTTCTGTCCAGATACAATTCGCTCCTCCTCAATATTAGAGTAGTAAAATGTATTTGGGTTCAGTTCCATGTAGTCCATAACTCCCCGAGTAGTTCCCGAAAATGTGTACAGGAACTCGTTTGGGTATCCATCAGTGTTCCCTGTGACGGGCTGATTCAACTGATGCTCCACGAGTACCGGACTGCCTGCTGGCGCGATGAGCGATGTGTGAGGCAGTTTACCCAAGGCGTTCCATAGTGCGTCACGAACCTTCATGCTGCCGCTGTAGCGGTCTCCGTTGTCTTGAACCCAGTTGATGTTTTCTAGGATTCCTAGCCCATCAGAAGCTTGAAGTGACACGGTTGTTATCCCGTCAGCAATCTCCTCAGAGGTTCCTTCGGGATGTATAATTCCACACCAGAACACGTTGTTGCCTTTCATCACCCTAACGCACATGCGAAACTCTTCTGCTGCAAACACAACAGGCATGATGGCCGAGCGGTGTGTCTCGTTGAGGTACATGCTCCACTCCATGGTGGACGACATGAGAGGGGAGTCCTTGTCACTCCCCTTCCAGTCGATTGTGAATCCGGCCACGTCAAACTCCACCACATAGTCCAAGTCTACAGACGAGGAGTCCATGTCCCAGAGTTCAAACCTGAATGTGTCCTTCTGATTCTTTAACGTGGTATTTACAAGGCGTCTAGCCATAAATTCTATTGTTAGCAACCACGCCCCGGGTTGTGGCGAAGACAAGGTCATTGCCAGCTACTGCTCCACGGAAGTTTGCGAAAACCCCCTGCCCCGGTGTGGCTAAATTGTTTGATAAGTTTGCTGCTCCAGACAGGTTGCCTGCCCGAGCTTGAATATTTAAAAGTGCGCCCAAAGCTCCGCCCGTCAAGGCGTTGCCCAAGGCGATAAGGCCAGTGAGCAACAAAACCTTTGCCACCATGGTTGCGGCCATTATGGCGAACTGCCGTCCAGCCTCTCTAAGGTTTTCGGCGAGAGTTTGAGTTGGGTCTATAATGGAGCGAGCCAATATGGCACCCAAAGCTTGTGCCCCAGACTCCATTCCTCGGAACACTGTTTGTAGCCCATTGTGCACAACAGCCAAAGACGTCTGCATGCTGTAACCAGACTCTTTGATTTTGTCAACGTATCGCTGGAACCGCTCGGGCAGCATTGCGTATAGGTCGGCTAACTCTCTTGTGAGTTTAGCTTGATTCTCTATCTGCTCCTGAGTCTGAACCCGTCCTCGGTAGCCTACTACAAAGTTCTTCTTGCGTTTCTTTTCCGTGTCCTCCTCGGCCTTCGCCAAGTCCTTGAACATCTTGGAGTAGTTGCTGAGCCAAGCAATCAGCAGGTCGTTGTCTTCAATCCGCTTCTGCAGGTCTTCGCTAAGTTCTTTTCCATACTGAAGCTCCCTGAACTTCTCGTCGTTCAGCGCCATCTGGGCGTCTCTCAGTCGGTCTAGACGTTCCTCAATCTCTTCGTAGATAGAGGTTGCCGAGCGCTCATTGCCAGAGGAGTCAGTTGTTTGAACCGCGTTGTTCACGCGCTCATACATGTCGATGATTCCTTCGAGAGCTTCCTTGGTCTTGCCTGTCTGACTAGACGTTTCCTCTAGCGACTGCCAGAAGTAGTCTTGATACGTGACTACATCGTTGAGCTTGCCTCGGAGGCCTGCAAGCGCGTTCTCTGCAGAGCGCATCTCCTGAGCTGCTGCAGCAATCTGCTTGGCCATGCCCTCGGATAGACCGAACGGCTCAGGTCCAGTTATAAGCTCGACTACTTCATTGTAGGTCTTGCCCGCCTGAAGCAGGTTGTATGCTTGGTCAACTATGTCTCCACCAAAGGCTTCGTCATTTCTTATTCGAGCCTTGTCAAGCGCGTCCTGTATTTCTGTGATGGCGCCAGTGACGGAGCTCATAAACTCCTCTCGACTGCCAAACTTCTTTCCTTCCAGTATATCGTATATTCCGTCCTCTCGATAGAACTTACCCAACACCGCGCTCAAGTCATCTACAGACGAGCCGGCCTTAGAAGTCCTTTCCGAGAAGTCGTCCATTGCGTTCTTTGCAATGAGCATTCCAGCTACGAGTGCGGTAATCACTGCGCCAGCCGGGTTTAGCTTTGTCATCGCCAACACGAGTCGCTCTAAGGCTTTTGCCGCAAGGACAACAAGCCCTTTGAAGGTGTTAAACGCTCCCGCTGCAAGGCGTAGGCCAATCAGGAACTTCGCCAGTTTTATGTCTCCGTCGTCAATACCTCTCACGAAGTTAGCTAGGTTGCTGATGGATTGCTTGAGCTTGGGGCCGAACTTCTCTAGAAGTACAATACCAATCTCTTGAACAGCTGAGCGGAGGTTCTTGAGACGACCAATCAGAGATTCGTCGACCGCCTCAAACAAACCGTCGATACCACCTCTCTCTCTAGCGATGGCTTCGGCCAAAGCAAGTATTTCTTCGTTCAAGCCACCAAGTGCCAAAGTACCACCTGCAGCCCTTACTCCAACAATCTTAAGAACCTCGTTAAAGCTCTCGTTTTCTTTGATAAGACCAATGAAGTCTTTCTTGATTTCTTCTGAGGTTTTCCCTACGCTTTGCAGGACCTTTCTAAAAATCACACCACCCCTAGAACCCTCGAAGCCAGCGTCAGCCAACTTCGCCAATACGGCAGCTGTTTCAGCAAAGCTAAACCCAGCGGCATCAGCTTCGCCACCTGCGTAATTAAGTCCGTTACGGAGGGTCTCGAAATTAAGGGCCGACTTAAGTGTTGCGTTTGCAAACTGTTCCGACAAAGACGTTGTAGCCTCTTGTTTGGAATTATACGAGTCAAATGTGTTGCCGAACTTGTTGATGGTCTTTATCAGCGTAGCACCGGCCAAGGTGGCTTCAGTGTCCATTGCCGTAGCAAACTTAACAACACCTTCGGTAACTTGGTCTACGTCATCTACTGTAAGACCAAGTTTCTTCATTTCAAGCTGAAGCTGTGCTACCTCTGCTGCGGTAAAGATACTGTTTTTACCCAGTTCCCGCGCTGTCTCGGCAAGTTTGCCAATGCCTACGGCTCCGTCGGCTTCGCCCAGAGCTTTCAGCTTTGCGTTAGCGAGGTCGAAGTCTGCGGCTGCCTTTGCAGCATCAAACCCGGCGGCAAGGATAGCTCCGCCAAGCGCGTACTGCATGGTTCGGCCAACGGTTTGAGCCGTCTTGCCGAACACAGATAACTTAGTTTGCGCCTGAGTCAATCCTTTTAGGAATGTCTTCGTGCGCAGTACCAGTGCTATGTTTACGTTATTGCTTGCCATTGAAGGACTTGTTTTTCTGAATTAGTTTGTTTACGTCATCCCTTGTTTTTGGTCGCGCAGATTCTTTCTTTGCGGCCTCGAAGGGATGGAAGTCTTCTGGCTGATAGCGTTTCCCTTTTTGAGCTTTTGAATTTGCGTAAAGGGCCATTAAGGAGGCGGTGTGGTTCCACTGCATCTTCTCCCGCTCTTCGAACCCTTTAATCATCATAAGGGTTTCGCTAAGTGTCCACTCCCAGAACTCGTAAGGCTTGACTCCGTACTTGACGGCGCTAGCGTACAGTTCTTCTATGGGAGGAGTGCGGGAGTCCTCGGCCCCTACCCGTTTCCCGGGTCTTCGTCGCCTCCGCCTAGAGCTCCTGCAATCGCCTCGGTGACCTCTTCTAAGGCCCCTTCGATTTCGTAGAACTCTGCGATAAACTTCTCCTTGTTCATCTTGAACTCCTTGTCGGTGCGAGCGCACTCCGAGAGTACGGAGAAGTATGCAATTGTGGGAATCGCTGTCAGAGGGTCGCCCTGCATGAACTCTTCAAAAGACTCTAGCTGCAGATTTGAATCTCGCAGTACGAGTCGCAATGCGTTCATGTTGAACACTCCCTTGTATTTTTTGTTGCGGAGCTTGATGTCAAACTCTCCGCGAAAGTAATTTGCTGTCTTCATGGTTGGTTGGTTGAAAAAAAAGGGGAGACTCAAATGCCTCCCCTTATGTTAGTTATTATCCTTTGTACAAGTCTCCGTAACCCGTGAGGGACACTGAGTAAGTAGCGATGTCGTCAACACCACCTGTGATTGAAACTGAGTCAATCAAGGTTTGACCGGCGTAGAACGTGTCTGTTCCACTTCCCTCTTCGATATTGAACTTAGCAATGAGGTAGTTCTTGTCTCGTGCAGCGTCCATTACGGTGATTGCTGAACCCGACTGAGAAGCTACATCCAAGAGGCCGTCAACAGATGTGCTCCAGCTCATAGCGCCAGAGGCGATAAAGTTGGTGGAGCCACCCAAGCCGTCGCGGGCTGCGGTCTCGTTGATAGTGTTTGTAGCTTCCAGCGTGGACGAAGTAGCCAAAGCCACCAAGGTGAGTTCGTCTGTTTCGTCAGAAGGGTCACCCTCGGGGGTTGCTGTATCGCGCTTCGCAATTCCTGTGAATGTACCTCCGTTCACCACCATGAAGTAGTCTCCAGTCGCAACGCCGTCAGGTACATCACTGGCGACGAGGTCCGTCATAGCGTCGGTTGTGTCTAGAATCTCCAACGGAGATGTTTGAGTTGTGTCTAAGGAATAAACCCCTAGACTGTTTGAGTTAATAGTTGCCATTGTTTTTAATTAATTAATTAACGAATGAATAATCGTTTAAACATGTTTCCCAGTCCTTGGGATGTGTTCCTTAACACTCTTCCGGTCTTGGGTCTGTACCAAGCGTTAAAGGGTATTCTTTTAGACCGCCTAATCCTTCGAGCGGGAGTAGCGAAGAAGTGGACGCGCCACCCAGCATTGTTACTCCCCTTCCTTGGAGGGACGGGTCGAGCCTTAACCCCGTACTCCATCTTAACCTTGGCGTACCAAGTCTGGAGCCCTATCGGGTCAGTGGAGTCTCCGGTCTCTCTTGTAATCTTCTTATAAACTTTGCCTCCGTTGATAGCTTCTGGCCATGGTTTAGCAGACCTTCGCAAAACCTTTCTTATTTCTTTGGAGCCGTTCTGCACAGTAAACTGAACGCGATTGAGCTTTCTTCGGAGCCGCTTATCGTCTACGTATATTTGAGTCGGATTCGCCATTATTAACTTAGGTCTGCACCTGTAGGTAGTTTGGGCGTGTCGTCGTCTCGTAGTTCCGCTCTAAGCTTGTACGCTTCGTTTCGACCGAATATCTGGATAGAGTAGATTCTAAATCTAGCGCCTTCGTGTTGAATCCAGTCCTCAAATCGAAGGCCAGAGAAGAACCTACATATAACCTCAATCTTAATCTTACCAGTCCTCTGTTCGTTTATCTCTTCCTCAGAGCTACCGGCAGAAGGCGAGCCAATGTATTTAATACTGCCCCACCGGTTCTCCTTGAGCGTTTGCACGTTTAGGCTTTGTTCGCCTGTAGACGAATCAACAGCCGTGACGTCCCTGTAGAAGTTGAGCTTGTGCTTTAGGTCTCCTAATTTAAAGCTACCCATGTCAGTAAACCTTTACTGTGTTGATGAGTCGCTGAGCCCCTTCTTTCACCTCGGTGGTAAGGCCGCCCACGTATTCGGCTTCTCGCTGTGAATCGTAGTGCGCCACGAGTAGTAGCATGGCTTGTCGATATTGTCGAGGCAAGTCTTTTACATTGTCACCGCCGGTGAGTTCCACTTTGTACAGGTCGTATTTTTGGTCCGTGTTTATGTCGGACGGCGCCTCTAGTTCGGTGAAATCTAACTGCAAGGGGTAGCCCGTGTTTCGGACCTTTGCGTTCGAGTCATCTAATGCAGTGTACGTACCTTGGTCGTTTAGGTAGGACTTGGAGGACACTGTCCAGCTTCCTGTAACACCTCTGAGCGTCTGTATGTTCTCGATGTCTACCTCGTCCAGATACACAGTCACCGTAGCGGAAAGCGCATCGGGCGATTCGTTGTACGTGTCTTCGGCGGTTTCGTGTTGCTCTGGCGTCGATGAGGAGAATACTCGGTTAGTTAGAGTTTCCATATAGTCGCATGCAGAGGCAACGTATGACTTGATTAACTCTTCGGCGTCTCCATAGTCATATCGCAGATGTTCTCGCACCACCGAGTAGGGGACCATGTCCTCTGGGTAGTAGTTGTGTTCTTTTGTAATCTTCATATATCGCCGTGTTTAGAAGTGGGGCAGGGTTTCGAACCCTCCGCTGGGTACTGCCATACGGTGCGCCTACGCCCCCACTTGAGGGAAATAGGGGGAGCACGTTCGCTCCCCCGTTTCCTATATAGTCAATTACAATCCAGTCATACGAGCGAATCCATTCGCCTGCAAGGCTTTTACATCCTTGTACTCGTTGGCAATGATTCGAACGACACCCTTAGCTGCGTCAGTGTATGGGTCCACAATGAGGTTCATTCCACCCCATCCGGCTGTCACGAGCTGATTCTTGTCAAACATGAACAAGTCACCTGCAGACGTGTCGTTTCCTGAGCCGCCAACCTGAGATGCAATCACAGTGTTGTACCCCAGAATGCTAGAGCGAGCGTTGTTCTGACCACCTACGCCGAACGAACCGGCTGGAGAGCTAGCGTAGAGCAAGCCGCTACCAGCGTCCAAGCTCAAGGTACGAGCCTTGCGGTACGCCTGTGGGTCGCAGAGCGCCACAATGTCGTCCAAGGATACGTCGTTAGCGAGCAAGGTCTCCTCGAGGTCAAGGGGAGATGTAGAGCCAGCTGTGTAGGCTGTGCTGTTTCCTGCCGCTACTTTGTCGTCAATTACGTCGATGATGGCATCGTTGAACTGCTTGTCCAATGCGCGGCGAATGTCCATCTTGATGAACGCCTCCATGTCGTCGCCAGACTGAGCCAACATCTGCTGAGTCACACCTACGTGTGCAGCGTAACGAGTTGGGCTCAAGGTCACGGCGCTGAATGCTGGCAAGGCTTCACCACGAGCGACCCCTTCATCTGTTTCAGCAGCTGCCGTCAACGTGCTCTGAACCTGCATCTGAACGTCTCCGTTGAGATTAGAGAGGTTTCGAACACCCAATCGAGTCGCGATGTCGTTTGGAGCGTAGTTCTCTACAATCCCTTGGTCATCCTTTCCAATCGCACCACCGAAGGCTGTTGAGCCTGAGCCGGGAGTGCTTGTACCCAATGAGCGAACGAGCATCTCAGGGAGGTTTACACCGCCTGCAACAGAGATACCTGCGTTGCGCATTTCGTTAGCACCCTCTTGAGACATTTCTGCCTCGAGACCTGTGAGTTGGCCTTTTGCGGCCTCCTTAATAAACTTGCCAAAGTTGAAGTCTTTGGCAGCACGAGCCTCTGCTTGGTTGCCGAGGCCCTGAATTACCGCTGGAGCGGCATTACCTGAATCTTTCATATTTAAATTATTGGTTTTACGAGCCTCGGGCTCATCTTCTTTATCTTCGTCTTTCTCCTCTTTTTCATCTTCTTTAGGAGGGCGAGGAGCATCCTCCGTCATAAACTTTTCTTCTTTGTCGTCCTC